TGCACTGTCTTTGATGTCGCTAGCGGCTAACAAGCCCCTGCACCTACCTGACGTAGAGAGCACAGAAGAGGAACGCTGGGAGGCTTTTGAGTCTACCATGGGCACTCAGAGGCTGTTTATGTTCGATCACTTCGGCTCTACCAGCATTGACAACATCATAGCCCGTTGCCGCTACATGGCTAAGGCGCTGGACACCAAGTTTCTGTTCCTAGACCACGTAAGTATTGTTGTGTCTGCACAGAGCAATGGTGATGAGCGTAAGGCGCTGGACGAGATATGCACCAAGCTACGTATGCTGGTTCAAGAGACTGGTATCACACTATTTATGGTGAGTCACCTGAAGAGGCCTGACGGCAAAGGCCACGAGGAAGGCGCTGCTAGTAGCCTGTCACAGCTCAGGGGCTCTGCCTCCATTGCACAGCTCTCAGACATGGTGATAGGACTAGAGAGGAATGGCCAGGCTGAAGACCCTATAGAGAGGAACACCACCAACGTCAGGGTGCTGAAGAACCGCTTCTGCGGCACTACAGGGCCAGCTGGCGGGTTGCTGTTTGACCAGAAAACTGGTAGGATGCATGAGGTTAAGGAGGAGGGGCTGTAATGAGATGTGTAGCGTGTAACAAGAATTTATCGGACTTTGAGTCTACAAGGAAATCTGCTGAGAGTGGTGAGTATTTAGATATGTGCAATGATTGCTTCTTTTACACTGAAGACGACATTGCTACCGTTGACAGAGATGACCTACGTAGTGAAGCTGACACCATGATGGAGAGTCAAGAATATGAGCAAGATTGGAACTTGGGTAATGACAGCTCAGGAGAGTAAGGCTGAGCTGAACAGACTAAACCCTTTTGATAAACACAGCAACAAAACTAACGCAGCGAGGCAGTATTATGTTGATTACGCTGGACATAGAAACCAACACCAAGCACGACACTATCTGGGTAGCAGTAACTCAGGACGTTGAGACTGGTGAGATGCTAGAGCACTACTCTGCTGAGACTCTGGAGCCTCTGCTTCGTGACTCAGAAGGCGTTATTGGTCACAACATCATAGGCTTCGATGCTCCAGTGCTAGAGAAGCAGTGGTCACTACAGATACCAAAAGAGAAGCTAAAGGATACTCTAGTGCTCAGTAGGCTCTGGAACCCGTCTCTTGAGGGTGGACATAGCCTGGACTCTTGGGGTAAACGCTTTGGCGATCACAAGATAGACTTTCACGACTATGACGGTGGACTGTCTGATGAGATGGTGGAGTATTGCAGGCAGGACGTAGCACTCACCACAAGGCTGTACAAGCACTTAACAGACACACTGAAACGAGAGGAGTTTAAACAGCAGTGCGTAGATTTAGAAGAGAAGGTGTACATCATTACGGCTCAGCAGGAGCGAAACGGCTTCATGCTAGACGTAGAAGCAGCTACTTCGCTGTGGCAAGACATAACTCACAAGATGAGGCAGATCACAGCGGATCTACAGAAAGTATTCCCACCGATAGTGGAGGAACGCTGGAGCGAGAAGACAGGAAAGCGCCTGAAGGACAAGGTGACTGAGTTTAACGTAGGCTCTCGCAAGCAGATTGCAGAGAGGTTAGAGAGTGTAGGTGTTAAGTTTAAACTACAGACTGAGAAGGGCGCTATCATTGTTAACGAGAAGGTGTTGGAAGGCATCGACATCCCTGAAGCTAAGATGATATACGACTACCTGTTATTGCAGAAGAGAGCAGCACAGATAGACTCTTGGTTAACTCACGAGAAGGACGGTAGGGTACACGGCAGGGTGATTACCAATGGCGCTGTAACAGGCCGTATGACACACCACAGCCCTAACCTAGCTCAAGTGCCTTCTGTGTCTGCACCGTATGGTAAAGAGTGTAGATCATTCTGGACTGTACCTGAGCATCACAAGCTAGTAGGCTGTGATGCCAGCGGCTTAGAGCTACGTATGCTTGCACACTACATGCGTGATGAGAACTACACCAACGAGATACTTAGCGGTGACATCCACACAGCTAACATGAAGGCAGCAGGACTCACTGACCGCAACCAAGCTAAGACTTTCATCTACGCCTTCCTGTACGGTGCTGGCCCAGCTAAGATAGGTCAGATAGTAGGCGGTGGCTACAAAGAAGGACAGAAGCTCACAGATTCCTTCCTACGCAACACACCAGCACTGGCTAGGCTACGAGAGCGTGTGTCTAAGTTCTCAGCAGGCGGTACACTACCAGGACTGGACGGTAGACGCTTGCGGGTCAGGTCAGAGCATGCAGCACTTAACACGCTGCTACAGGGTGCAGGCGCTGTAGTAATGAAGCAGGCACTGGTGTTGATGGCAGAGTCACTAGACACGTACGCTATTCCGTACAAGCTGGTGGCTAATGTACATGACGAGTTTCAGATAGAAGTACCAGAGAATTTTGCTGATGTAGTAGGCAAAGCAGCAGTAAGAGCCATCAAGAATGCAGGAGAAGTGTTAGACCTGCGCTGCCCTCTTGATGCTGAATACAACGTAGGAAACAATTGGGCAGAAACCCATTAACTAGAGGTAATTATTATGCGTACAACTTTACAAACTTTAATGAAAGAAGAAGAAATCAACCAAACGGAACTATCACGTAGGACTGGCGTACCACAGCCTACTATATCCCGTATTTTAGATGCTCTGCACGAGTCTCCTAACTTCCACAGCATGTTAAAGTTAGCTAAGTATTTCAAGGTTCCTGTAGAAACTCTTTACGAAGTAGAGCCTGAGTTTACGAGAGAAACTCAACTGGACTTGTTTGAAGACTATACTACAGGATCAGAGACTATCACTGTAGATGGTTCTAAAACCATAACAATAGAAATCAAAGTACATTGACACAGACATGTCAAATATGGTATAATATACGTAGATCAGTTGTGATCTAAAACAACCAAAGAGGTAATAAAGATGAGTGAAGCAAAACCAGTAACAGTAAACGCAGAGATGATGTGGTCTAGCCTACAAGAGGTCAACCGCATGTCAGGTAAGTACCAAGTAGACCTAGCACAGCTCTCCTCAGCAGCAGTAGAAGCTCTGGAGATGATGGGCTTGAGTGTACGCAACAAGGAAGGTCAAGGTGACTTTGTAACTGTGAAGTCTAACCACCCTATCCGTGTGTACGACACTGACGGTAAAGAGATCACAGGCATCTTGATAGGTAATGGCTCTAAAGCTAAGGCTGTATTGTCCTACTACGACTGGAAGTCTCCAGCAGGCCAGGCAGGACGTAGCCCTAAGATGTACAAGCTAGTAGTCACTGACCTGATACCCTACGGCGGCAAGGAAGAGTTTGTCGAAGTAGATATGGAAGAAGCTCTGTGATATTAATTGATGCAGACATTCTAGTCTATCGCGTAGGCTGGTCATGTAACGAAGAATCTGAGAAGACGGCCATCAGCACCATCGATGGCTTTGTCTCAGACTTGTTGCTACAGCTCAACGTAGATCAAGAAACAGACTACTATGTTCTGTATCTCACTGGCAAAGGAAACTTCCGCAAGGAATATGCCGTTACTGCTGAGTACAAAGGAAACCGTAAAGATAAGGCTAAGCCTGTGCATATTCAGGCACTACGCCAACACCTTATCGACAAGTGGGCTGCTGTGGTTACTGAAGGAGAAGAGGCAGACGATGCCATAGCTATAGCAGCTACTACACACGGTGACAAGGCTATCATGGTCTCTCTCGACAAGGACTTTGACCAGATTCCAGGCTGGCACTACAACTTTGTAAAGAATAGCAAGTACTACGTAAAGCCAGAGGACGGCTTACGCTTCTTCTACCGCCAGATACTGATGGGTGACAGGATTGACAACATCATAGGCATCAGAGGTATTGGTGAGAAGAAGTCAGAGAAGATTCTGAAGGACTGTGTTACTGAGCAGGAACTCTACGACAAGTGCGTAGAAATGTACGAGGGAGACGAAGACAGAGTGATAGAGAATGGTAGGATGCTCTGGCTACGCAGGTACGAAGGTGAGGTATGGAGTTTCAATGAAACCAAGGAATAACGGAAGATGGACAGAAGCTCGTTTCCGTTCCTTTATCGTCTCTGCACTCAGACAAGCTCACGCTAAATGGGGTGTAAAGCACGATGTCAAGTCAGCGGCTAGGGTAGCTAGAGGGATGTACAAGTGTGCCAAGTGTGGCAAAGGCTCTCCAGCTACTCTACCACCGCTAGAAGGAAAGAAACGCAGACGCAACAACGCAGCAGTAGACCACATAGACCCAGTAGTAGACCCAGCAGTAG